CTCTGGTTTCTTCGACCTGTTTTTGTAATTGTTTTTGTGCCGCTATATTTCTCTGAATCGTTGCTACCATTTGATCCTTTAAAGATAGCTTTGCACCAAATTCCATCAATTTTCTCACCTCCAATAAAAAAAAAATCCAGCCTCTGATTCTCTCAGAAACTGGATCTAACTATATTTTATTCTGCTCCGAGCATTTCTCTCATATTCTGCTCCATAAAGCTCTCTATAAGAGTTTTCATACGAGGCTCCGCCTGTTTCATTCCTTTTTCAAGAAAATATTCTCCCGCAACATATCGTTCTTTTAATAAAGCCCCCCTTATTCCACCTTTTTTTCCTTTATACTTTTCTCCATACTTCTCTATAATCTTACCTTTAGTTAATCCTTTTCCATTTACAGAGATATATTGTATAGGCAAAAACCGCTCATGCTGTGCATGACCGTCATTTACATATAGAGCATATTCTACATTAGTACCTACCTCAGCCTCATCAGGAGTAACCACTCCTACCTGAAAGCTACTTACAAGTCTTGAGGTATCTACCGGGATAAAACGCGAAATCTCCGCTAAACAGATGTTAGCCAATTTTTGCATAAGCACCAATTTCTTACTCTCCCATCTATTAACTACCTTTTCACATCTCTCTGTAAACTCTTTCCATCCCTCAATTTCAAATGTTGCTCCCATAATAAGCTCCTTTACCCTATACTCTGGAGACATTCGATCTGACGTTTTACCTCCTGTTGAACCAGTTTATTAAACTCTCGTTTAATATCAATAACTCGCTTTTTAAGTTCCTGTTTTATTGCTTCTGGATTTTTAAGGATTAAGAGATCTTCATAAGGGATCATATCTCTAAATCTACTATCTAATTCGTTTTCAGCAACCAGATCTACAATATCCAGTCTGGCTCCTCTTATCAATAGTTCATGGTCCTTAATCTCTCGCTCCTTACGTCTTTCTGCCTCTTCAATCTGTTTGAGTTTTTCTGTGCGAGCTAAAGACTCTGCCGCCTCTCTGCTTCTTTTATTTTCCCATTTTTTACGGGCTCCGGCAATTCTCTGATCTACCCTTTTTTCAAAATCAGCCTCCAACTCAGCAGTTACTTTCTCTCTGACTTCTTTCTCTGTTGGCATAGTATTTTCAATATCACTCATAGTACAGTTCTCCTCCTCACAATCTACTCCTTTACTTCTGTAAATTCTGCATCTACTCTCTGATTGATAAATTCTCTAAGAATTTTAATCTCCTCAGAATCTGAGGTAATGTAACGGTTCTGATTTTCTCCCCGATTGAATACAAAAGTTTTTCCCTCTACTGACGTACACCCTTTATATATTGCCGGATATAACTTAGTAAGAGGCGTTCTGCACTCAAATACAACTCCCTCAGGATCTGCTGGTACATTTCCCTCTGCATTCAATTCTACAATAAGATAATCACCTCTCTGAGCAATATAAGTTCTCATACCCTCAATAGCATCCTCACGGTCTAAAGTGAGCTGGTTGTGTTTTTCTCCCTCACAAAAACAGTAAGAGTTATTTACCATCTCAGGATCAGGAAGTTTCTGTAATGCTTCCCACTCTGCCTGAGAACCTAACCATTTACCATTAACATCATATGATGTAATTACTACTCCTACATGAAAAAGCTCCTCATGTGCTACCTGTAAATATGGCTGTTTACTCCGAAATATTACTTTCATCTGTCTGCTCCTCACTTTCTGTAGTTTTCTCCTCAGTTTCTTTTGATTCTTCCTCTGTTTTTACTGGATCTGGTTCAGCAAGTCCCATTTCTTCTAAGAGACCACTCTTTTCCAAATCCTTTACACGATTTCTTTCCCGAACTTCCTGAATCAGATCCTTATTCTGTTCTTTATAGTCAGATTTTGCTACTTCAATAGCATTTTTCTCAGCTTTTGCCTGTGCTAACTCCTCTTTTAATTCCATATATTTTTTATGAGCTTCAATCTCTTTCGGATCAGTAGCTCCAGATCTAATAAGATTTCGCTGTTTCATATTTTCTACATAAATCTCTACACGCTCCTCATTCCATCCAAAAGTTTTATTACCAGCTTTTCTATAAGGAGCTAAAAACTCCTCAGTAAGTGAGTTTAATCTTTCCTCTATTTCCTGAATATAGTTATTTACACGGCGCTCCTCTGTCATAATATCACTAATAGATTTTCCAAGATATTTAGACGCCGCATATTTTCCGGTAAAAGTCTTCTCCTGTAAATCTAATAAAGTCTCAATTTTATTAGTAAGACTCTCTTTTATCTTTTGAGCTGATGTTTTTTCCATCTGCTGTAATTTCTGAGACGCTTCTGTCTCTGGCTTAACTACTGTCTGTTCTAATAGTCCATCAAATTTTCCTGAAAGCATCTCCTTAACCTCATCATTAGGAGTTACAAATCTCCTTGTTTTTTTATTGTCACTCATTTACTTCTCCCTCACTTTCATTTCTTATGTATCTCGCCACGCTGGCTACAGTTATGTAACGTTCCCTGCCTTTTTTAGTCTTTTTTATAACTCTCTCCAGTGTTCCATTTTTAAGGTATCTCTGTATTGTTCGTGAAGATTTTCCAATCTGTTCTGCACACTCTTCCATTGTAAAAAGTGTTTTCATAACTGAGCACCTCTTTCCTTTGTTTTGTCAAAAACCTTATTATCAATGGCAATAAGTTATTTATTTTTGTCATTATGTTCTCATAATATAGTGTACTTATTTCCCGGAAAGTAAGCCTTTTTTTTAATTTTTTTTTATTTTCTTTTTCTGATAATTGCATAAATATTCATCATATATATTAATTCTATTCATTTTCTGTGTATTTCTATTTACTAAACAATGTAATTGATAAAGAAAATCTCTTTTTTAGGAAATTTAGGCATAGATCTCCTAAGAAAAAGGAGGGGAACCATGCCTAAAAGAATCTCTTTTTTGAGGTTTCTTAGTACCCTACATAGTTTAGCATCTCAGCTAAATATTACAGCCACTCCAGATAAGGAGCGTGACACATTTCCATCCATGCTTTACTGTAACAATCTCTCTTTGGAAACTTCCATAGCCCAACTTCTTTCGTTTTATATCGGTTTTCAAGTTGTATGAGATCCGATTGAGGAGGAGCCGGAGTAGGGTGCCCCAAATTCTCCCCCTGTAGATTTATTATTTAGGCTCTACAGCACCACGGTTTTATAAAGCGGTTACGCTGTCCGCTTACCGTTATTCAATTAAAAAAGGAGCCTCTAAGACTGTTTATAATCTTATAGCTCCTGTGTTATCCTTTATTATCCTGTAACAGAAAAAGAGAGCTAAGGTAAAGATTACTCAGTACCTTAGCTCTCTTGAAATATACAGTAAAAGAAATAATTTAGGATTTCTCTTTTAAGCTAATTTTATTGACTTCTGAAAGCCCACCCTTTATAATAATTGGTGAAAAATCAGTTGCCTCTGGTGGTGTAGAGTATCTCGTTTACCCTATATCCTTACTCATTGCTGGTAACACTGAGTAAGAACTGATAGCACCCTAACCGGGTGCTTTTTTTCTGTTGTTATTTACACTACTATTTCTATCAAAAATTGTCAAGACATTTTTTTCACACTATAATAACTGAAAGCTGGTAAGATTTTTAGACAAAAAAAAGAAAAGTTTTTATAAGACTGAGAAAAGGGGCTCTGCCCTCTTTCCGTAGGAAAGATTTTTTTTATTTGAGTATTTATTTATATTAGTATTTTATTTGTAGTGGATTTCCCGTAAACGGAAAAACCGTATACGGAAAACCCGTAAACGGTGAAAAAAGGAAGATCTATAAAAGATCTTCCTGAATTTCTCACTATTATTTAATCACAATATTGTCTGTATCTATGTAATCTGAAAATCCATCACCCTTGATTATATGGAATTTTGTCTCTATATTTTCTACATCATCCATAGGATTTTCCTCAGCATCTTCCCCAAAGACTGTAAAACCGTCCTTAGCTTTCTTTCCCGGAGCAACCTCTATAGAACACATAGGATCTATCATAATCCCGTTAATGGATGTATCTCTAACCTGTACCGTGAGTTTCTGATCTGAGGTATTTTCTATCACAAAATTAACCTTGTATCCCAGATTACTCTCTTTCATTCCATCATAGGTAATAGTTAAGAGATCATCCTGATATAATACCTCACTCTCAGCATCTTCCCCTTTCAATTCCTTTAGCTCTGCCTGTAATTCTGCAATCTGAGCCTCAATCTCTGCAATTCTTTTTGAGTTATCTTCCTGAGCCATTACCGTAGTACCAAAAGGCACACTTAACGCTACTGATAACATTACAGCTAAAATTTTCTTACTCATAGATTATACCTCCTGTATATCCCTCAATATATTCCTCATTATACTATTTTTCTTTTGCAACATCAATCACAAAACGAGCCCACGCCCTACTATCATCCTCCCCATACATCCTGTATATACAGTCCTGATAGGGTACTCTCCAGTATTCTCTCCCGGCTCCCTCAGCGGTCAGCCCACGTCTCTCATACTTTCTCTCTATGTTCTGTAAGTGGTGTCTAAATTGATGTAAGAAACTCTCAAGATCAGGCTCAGTAAGATAGATCTCTCCTGTAGCCTGTACATAGTTATCATCTCTTACCCAGACTGTTATAACCGGGATTGATACTTGATAGAGGTCTGAGAGATCTGTATTAAGCTCTCTCAGTGCCTCTAAAACGTCCAATTCATCATTTATGGTAATTATCTTGTCCAAATACTTTTTAACCGCTGTAGGAGCCTCTGAGGCGGTATACAGATTCTTGTACAAGTTCACTCTATCCTGTATATTCACTCAACCATCTCTGAAAAACTGTTTAATGCACCTCTAAGGCTTTCCATACCTTGTGATGGATTATAGTGCGTTCTGAATACCAGATCATCCTGTACATTTCCTACTGTAAATCCATTTAAAGCATAATACTTAACAAATCCTTTTACAATCTGTGAGTTTGTCAGATTTCCATGTGCTAAATCAAATAGCCAGATTTTATGATCCTCTGTTGCTCTGTTCAATGCTTAATCCCCCTTTATGCACAAATACCAGCCGCTATAAGTTTCTTTCCAATACGTTTTACATAACTATGTACAGATGGAGTTTTTACTCCCAATTTCCGGGCAATATCCGGTTTAGATTTTCCCATAAGTAAAAGGTTGATAACTACTCTTTCATTATCCGATAATTCTAAACTGTCCAGTAACATTTTCATCTCTACCATGCTGTAATCTTCACACTCTACAGAAAACTCAGAAGATCCGGCACTGTCTCCCTCTTCCTCATATTCTGAGTGAGTATTAATCTGTTCATAACTATGCACAAAACAACCGGGATTTCTTTTCTGACAATTAGCCATTGAAAATAGTGTATTGTAATTTCTCTTGAGGCATCCACAAAGGTATGTAGTAAAGCTACACTCTCTTGTATCATCAAAGGTCTGGATAGCGTCCCATAAAACGAGATCACCCTCACTAACCAGATCTTCCAGCTCAGCTCCTATAATGGATCTGGAGTAACTTCTTGCGAATACATAAATAAGACCTTTTGTTTTTTCCATGATTTCTGCAAATACGCTTTCGTTTTTGTCCTGTTTGTACTGAGCTACCAGCTCATCAACTGCATAATCATTGTAATTTTTCTTCATTTCCTGTGTCCTCCTGTTTCAATCCTTATGTATATGTTTAACATATACCTCATTCTTAATATAGTATATGTTAAACATATATGTCAAGGTTTATTCCTCACTTATTCCTCATTTTTCTTTCAAAACACAAGAAATGTATGTTATAATCTCCTCAAATAGTGAGGAGATACTTATATATGGGAGCTAAATATACTGAAGCTCAGAAAAGAGCTACCGCAAAATATCAGAAAGAAAATACCAGCCTTATAGGTATTAGAGTATCAAAAGAAAAGAAAGAGCTATATCAGGCTCACGCCACTAATGCTGGAATGAGCCTTAGTTCTTATATTATTAACGCTATAGAGGAGCAAATAAAAAAAGAGGAATGATCCAATTACGGTCATTCCTCTTTATACTTTAATCTTTAATTATCAAATGCTCCATGCTCTGTCAGATATTTTAAAAATCCCTGACAGCCCTCAATTACATCATCATACGTCTTGTCAAAATCACCTGTATACCATGGATCAGCTATATCTCTTCCTGATCCAGCAAATGACAGGAATTTATACACCTTTCCCTCAGGATCTCCCTTTAACATCCTATTAAGATTTCGTATATTGGCGGTATCCATACCAATAATATAATCAAACTTATCATAATCAGCCAGAGTGATCTGCTTAGCTCTATGAGGTACTAAAGGAATCCCCATTTCCCTTAGTTTGTTTACTGTCCCTCTATGCGGAGGATTACCAATTTCCTCCCGGCTTGTTGCAAAACTGTCTATCACAAACTGATCTGCTAAGCCCTTAGCCTTTACCTTATAGGTAAAGACACTTTCACTTAAAGTCGATCGACAAATATTTCCATGACAACAAAAAGCTACTCTTATCATTGTTTTCTCCTATCCTTACGCAATTTTTAAATACACATTTCTCTCTGTTATTTGTTCACAATAGTGCAGATATTGCCGTGGCAGACAAATAACACACTTATCATTGCTTAAAACTCCTTGAAATGCTGTATTTACGCTGTT